GTGAATACCTAATAATAAATAAACAATAACCCCCTTATCGTAAACTTACGTAAGAGGGTTATTGTTAGCACTTACTTGTTGAGAGTGCTGATAGAGTGACTATCATGGTAGATTTGGAGTGAGTAAATATTAACACTTCCGGTGTTGTGTGTCAATAAGTATTATGGTACAATAATGTATATAATATTGGTGATGTGAAAGGGGTTGTTATGCTTTATTTCGATTTAGTTGATATTTTAATTCTGTTAGTTGGTTTTCTAGGTGGTGTGATTTTCACAACCGGTGTTGATTCGGTAATTTGTGATAATTGCCAGGGCGAAAGGAGCAACGATGAGTGACACATACAGATTCAAACGAGTGGAAATTCGCAGAGAGATATCTGAGGCTTGCCATAACCTTATAACAGACCTAAGTATCGCAGAAGATGTGTATATGAAGATTATGAGTCCACTTGAGGATTTCTTGTCTGATCACGAAGTGAAAGGAGGGGACGATGAATAATAAAAAATCTTCGTGGGAATATGAAAAGGAACGTAATTCAAAGCAAATTAGAATCGTGTTCAACCTTGATGATACCACAGACGCTTTGATTTATCATTATCTGAACACGTTCAAACCTAACCGTACAAGTTTGATTAAAAAACTTGTATATGAAGAAATGGTGAGGTGTGCATATGGCGAATCGTAAATTATACTCACCGTATCAGATTTCTAATATGAGCGAATCAGCAATTCGCAAAGCATATTCGGAACTTCGTTCAATAGCGAATAAACGAATTAGTCGTTTGAATGTTTCGGGATTAACATTTAAACAAAGTAAATTCCCAACAATTAAAGAATTGGAAAGTGGGAAGCCCAATAGAACTTTAGGTTCTACAATATCCAGTGCGTTAGCTGATGTGTCCGTTTTTCTGCGTTCTCCAAGAACTACCGTATCCGGATTGAAGCAATACTATCGAGATTTTCAAGAAATGATGAGTGAAAAAGGTTATGAAGATTTAGTGAAAGATGTTGGTTCGATTCGTAATACATTGTTATTTCTTGATTCTATACGGGAAACTGCAAATGATAAACTTCTACCTTCCGGTGACGCTTTGGACGCATTACAAGAAACCGAAAGGTTAAAAATACCGATTGAAAAAGTGATTGAAAACATCGATTTGTTTGTTGCTCATTTAGACGATTTGGAGAACGTGCAACCGACAAAGGGCGGAAGAACCTTCAGTTCAAGGCGGTTGAACGCATTGATTAAGAAATGGGAGAAATAAAGAATATAAATACATTTGACTATACGGTTATAACTGAAACCGGTTGTCAGAAAAGACCGAAGGGTAATCAAGGCACAAAGCAAAATAGACGCAAATACAAAAATTTGTTTTGTGCCTTTGACATTGAAACCACGAATGATTTGTCTATCAATCAAGCATATATGTATATATGGCAAATGCAGATTGAAGAACAAACCATTGTCGGTCGAACCTGGGGTGAATGGTTAGAATTTATGGAACGCATTTCGTCCAGGCTGAAGGAAGACGAATTTCTGATGATATATGTTCATAACTTGTCATTTGAATTTTCGTTTATCAAAGGAATTTATCAATTTGATCCGGACGAAGTATTTGCCATTGATAGAAGAAAAGTTTTGAAATGTGAAATGATGAATCATTTCGAATTTCGTTGTTCGTATCTGTTAACAAATATGTCACTTTCAGCATTTACACATAAAATGGGAGTGACCGAAAAATTGTCCGGTGAAGAATTCAATTATCGTAAGATTCGTTACCCGTGGACGGAATTATCACCGAAAGAACTTGAATATTGTGTGACAGATGTTATTTCATTGGTTGAAGCGTTGAAGGTTTATTTCAGCATTGAACACGACAATTTCTATACAATTGCATATACGTCCACCGGCTTTGTCAGAAGGGACGTGAAAAAGGCAATGCGTAGATTTAATCGTAATGAACTTAAATCAATGAATCCCGATTATAAGATTTATTCAATGCTTCGAACCGCCTTTAGAGGTGGCAACACACATTGTAATCGTTATTACGCAAATATGACGATTGAAAATGTTTCGTCATATGATAGGGTTTCATCATATCCGGACGTGATGATGAATAAATTATTCCCAATGTCACCCTGGATTGAAGAAACAGATGTAAATATTGAACGTGCTACCAGGATAATTTATAAACAACACCGTGCCTGTTTAATGCGTGTGGGATTTAGTAATATACGGTTAAAGAATCCGTTATGGGGTTGTCCATATATAGCGAAACATAAATGTTTGAATCTATCCAGGCACGATAACGATAATGGGCGTATTCTTGATGCTGATTATCTTGAAATGTGTTTAACTGATATTGATTTTAAGATAATTTGTGATGAATATGAATTTGATGAGATTACATTTTATAATTTCTATCATTGCAGATATGGGAAACTACCGAAACCGCTTCGTGAAGAAGTGAAAAAATATTTTCAGTTGAAAACGAAATTAAAGAATGTTTCCGGTCAAGAATTATACTATCAATTAAGCAAAGCGAAATTGAATTCGGTTTATGGTCTTTCAGTAATGAACCCGTGTCGAGTTTCAATTGATTATATTAATGACGAATTCGTTGAACGTGAAGAAAATGAAATTGAATTACTAGAGAAAAGCAATCATAAATTATTTCTTCAATACTCCTGGGGAATTTGGGTATGTTGTCACGCACGTGCTGAACTTGAAGAAATGATGAAAATTGTCGGTGCTGAACGCTTTGTTTATTGCGATACCGATTCGGTGAAATTCATCGATGACGGGAAGGTTTCATTCGATACTTATAATAAGTGCCAAAAACGGGACAGTATTAAAAATGATGCGGTGGCGGTCGATTCACACGGAATTGAATATTATACCGGTGTTGCTGAATACGAAGGGACATATCAAAAATTTCGGTCGTTAGGTGCGAAGAAATATTGTTATGTTGATTCACGGGAAACATTACATATCACGGTTGCTGGTGTTGGTAAATCTATTGGTGCGGTTGAATTAGCGTCCAGGGGTGGTATTGAATCATTTAAAGAAGGTTTTACCTTTTACAAAGCCGGTGGGACGGAATCAGTTTATAATGATGATCCCGAAGTTAAACGGTTGACGGCAGACGGGCATACACTTGAAATCACTTCAAATGTATTGATTAAGGATTCTACATACACATTAGGAATTACCGGTGAGTATAGAAAAATATTAGAAAATCCTGCAATATGGCTTGAATATTTTCAATAATTTATGGTACAATAACAATGTCAGTAATGCTGATATATACAGACATAATAATTCTATTGAAGAAAAGGAGAAGACAATGGAAGTAATCAAGAAGTTTCCGGAAACTATGAGCGAAAGAACCGCATACAAAATGATGAAGTCCCCGGACGTTAAGAAAATGCTTGACGCTGAAGATTCGATTCTTGAAGTTAAATCCTGGGTGAAGTATTCAGACATCGACAATAAGACCGGTGAAGTGAAAGAGATTCTGACACTTGAAACCGTGGACGGTGAAATGTTCGGTACCGTGTCCGAAACCTTCAAGCGTGAATTCGATGACATTGTGGGATTCTTCGGTGATGATGTCGGAGCAATCAAGGTTATCGGGGGAACATCAAAATCGGGACGCAAGTTTATAACTTGTACGGTTGAATAACTAAAATTCCATTTAAGATAAAGCCGGTTAACTTAAAAAGCCGGCTTTATTTTTAAGTTAAGAAAAGGACGGTAAATTTATGTTAAAACAGTACGCTAAATATCATTATGGTATAAAGAAACACATAAAGGGTGACGGTTACGCATATGACGGGTGGGTTCTTGATAAAGATTATAGACCTTTGAAATATATCTATAAAGCATCGGCAAATTATATGTGTGACCAATTGAACAAGGCACACTCCGGACGTGTTAAATTTTATGTAATGAGGTTTGATTGATGAGTATTTATCTTGATAATGGTTATTTGAATATTGAAAAGATATTATCATACAATATGCCGTTTAACTTCGTTGTGGGTGGTCGTGGAACGGGTAAAACATATGGAACACTTAAAACTGCATACGAAGAAAATATACGGTTCATTCTTATGAGAAGAACCCAGGCTCAATGTGACTTGATAAATAAACCAGAATTTAACTCATTCAAGGCACTTAACAATGATATCGGATCAAATGCTACTGTGAAAAGCATTTCAAAATATAATGCGAAAATTGTTGAAGAATCGGAAGAAGACGAACGGATTCTTGGTTATACGTGTGCGTTGTCTACCATAGCAAATATGCGTGGTTTTGACGCTTCAGATGTAGAATTATTGATATATGACGAATTCATACCGGAAAAACACGAACGAGCAATAAAGAATGAAGGTTCAGCTTTTCTTAACGCATATGAAACGATAAACCGAAATCGTGAAATCAAAGGTGAAAAACCCCTTCAAGTGCTTTGTCTGGCGAATGCCTTTAATATCGCTAATCCTATTTTTCTTGAACTCGGTTTAGTTGGACGGTGTGAGAAAATGAAGAATTCCGGTCAAGAATTATTCATTGATAAAGAACGTGGTGTTTGCTTAGTTCTTCTTCAGAAATCCAAAATATCAAAAGCAAAAGCCGATACCGCTTTATACCGGTTATCTTATGGATCATATGCGGATATGGCATTATCAAACGATTTTGTATATAACAGTACGGATAATATTAAATCAATGGCATTGAAGGAATTCAAACTGATTTGTACGGTTGGTGAGATTAGTATATACAAACATAAATCAAAGCGTTTATTCTATGTGTCAGAACACCGCACCGGTTCAGCACCGGTTTATAAATCCGATGAAGTAAATCTTCAGCGTTACCGGAAGAATCACGGGTTGACACTATACGGTGCATATATGCGTAATAATGTAATTTGCGAATCGCTATTGACAAAATCATTGTTCGAATTGTATACTCTTTAAGAGATAATATTATTCGTTAAGTTATCTCGTGCCGGTGACGCTCAAGGCAAGTCCCGGAAGGACGAGCGAACACAAGCCGGTGTACTAATCACCGGCACATTTATTTTATAAGGAGAATTGATTATGGACGTTCAAGTTATTGGTCAGTTGATTGCTTCGTTAGGTTTTCCAATCGTAGCGTGTTGTGCTTTGTTTTGGCTTGTGGATAAGAATGAAACCAGGCATAAAGAAGAAATGGACGGTTTACGAAAAACCATAGAAGACAATACCAATGTGCTTGTCAGTTTAAAAGAACTGATTCAAATCATTGTGAATAAGGAAAAGTGATATGAGTATTGAAAGTGAAAACAGAAACAGAATAGTAAACACCGCTAGATCATATATCGGGACGGTTGGCGGTTCGTCTAGTCATTCAGACATTTTACATTTTTTCAATTCGGTGAAACCCCAGGGTTACACCGCTAAAAAGAATGATCCGTGGTGTTCTGAATTTGCTTCGGCTTGTGCTATTCAGACATTTGGAAAGAAGGACGCTATTACATATTTTCCACTTTCCGCAAGTTGTCCACGAATGATTGTTGAAGCAAAAGCGAAATCAATATGGGTTGAAAAAGATTCATTCAAACCGTCACCAGGTGATTTTATCCTTTATGATTGGGACGATTCCGGTAAAGGTGATAACAAGAATTCACCGGATCATGTCGGAATTGTTGAAAAGGTAAAAGACGGTGTGATTACCGTAATTGAAGGTAATTACGGTAACAAAGTTAAAAGAAGAAACATCAATATCAATGGTAAATATATTCGTGGATTTGTTACACCGCATTATGAACGAATCAGAAGTAAGGGTTACAAGAAAACAACCGAAGAAATCGTGAAAGAGGTTTTATCGGGTGAATGGGGAAACGGTGCGACCAGGAAGAAGGCACTTACCGCTAGCGGTTATGATTATAATAATATTCAGAAGGAAGTGAACCGAATTTCGAAACTCACCGAACGTGCATTGAATAATGAATTCGGTGTCGGAAAAGACCGTGTTAAATCATTGGGCAAAGATTACGATATTGTCCAATGGAATATAAACCGCATTTATAAAGAAAAGGAGAAAAAGTAATGAAGTACGAAGAAATTATCAAATTGCTCGATGCCGGGTATTCACGTGAAGAAATCCTGGCAATGAAAGACGAATCGGATTCGGAAGAAAAGAAACCGGAAGAAAAGAAACCGGAAGAAAAGAAACCGGAAGAAAAGAAACCGGAAGAAACCGGTATGTCTGAACTTATTACAGAAATGCGAGATGCTTTTTCGGAAATGAAAAAAGAATTCACCGCATTTAATATAATGTCTTCCAGACAACCGGAAGAAAAGACCCCGGAAGATATTATTGCAAATATTATTAATCCGACAAGGAAAAAGAAGGGAGAATAAATTATGTCTGTAAACACAATGACTTTTGAAGACGCTTCGGCTATTCTGAATAATATTCGTCAGCAAGTAACCGGTGAAGCGTCAATCGCACCGGTCAACACGGCTGAATTCGTGTCGGTTGGTACAACACTTCTTCAGAGTGGGTACGACCCGGTTCTAAATGCTATTACACAGATGGTTACAAAAACTATTTTCAGCATTAGACCTTATTCAAGAAAATTCGGTGGCATCAAAGTTGATTCGGAAATGTGGGGTTCAATCGTTCGTAAACTTGCGGTTGCGGATAAACCTTTTGAAAAAAACAAAGAATTCGACCTTGTTGACGGTCAGAGTATTGATCATTACAAGGTTTCTAAACCGGACGTTCTTGAATTGAAATTTTACGGTGCAGAAGACTTCTCTAAACATTACACGGTGTTTAAAGACCAGCTGAACAACGCCTTTAATTCGGTGGGTGACTTCTCACGTTTTATGACTATGATTGTTCAGAATGTCAGCGATATGATTGAACAGAATTTTGAATCAATCGCAAGAATGATTATCGCAAACTATGTCGGCGGTAAGAATGTAGCAAATAACGGGGTGATACATCTTTTGACCGAATATAACACCGAAACCGGAATGAATCCACCTCTTACGGCTACTACAGTAATGGCACCGGCAAATTTCGGTGACTTTATGAAGTGGGTTTATGCAAGAATCGCTACGCTAACTTCGCTGATGACCGAAAGAAGTACAGAATTTCAGATTAACGTAACCGGTAAACCGATAACAAGACATACACCGTTTGAATATCAGAAGGTTTATCTTTATGCTAAACTTCTTAATGATATGAACGCCCGTGTTCTTGCTGATACATTCAATTATGATTTCATTGAATATGCAGACGTTGAAGCGGTCAACTATTGGCAGAGCATTGAAACACCAATGGCAATTGATGTTACACCGAATTATCTTGATGCAGACGGTTCGATTAAGACCGGAGCAGAACAGAACATTACCAACCTGGTAGGTGTTATCTTCGACCGTGAAGCACTCGGATATACTGTTATGAATGAATGGAGTGCTACAACACCGCTTAATGCGTCCGGTGGTTATTGGAACACTTTCTATCACTATCTGATGAAATGGTGGGTTGATTACTCGGAGAAGGGGATCATACTTCTTCTTGATTAATCATATACTTTTTCTTCATTTTGTATAAGGACGGGTTGCGAATAGGAACGTGACCCGTCCATAGGTGTAATTATGGGTTTTACAGTTAATTTATACACATTAAGTAAAAGAGAAAACAGTACGAAAAGACCGACCGGAAATGGAACTTCGTTCAGTTGTATTATAAAAAGCGGTTCGGGAATCCTTCACCCTACGATCTCATTAGACCTGGGGAAGACTTCAGACCCTTCACAATACAATTATGCGTATATTCCGGATTTCGACCGGTATTATTTTATTGAAGAATGGTATTTCGACCGGGGTTTGTGGACAGCATCATTGAAGGTTGATGTTCTCGCTACATATAAAACCGAAATAGGGAATTCAAATCTTTATGTGATTCGTTCAGCGTCAGAACATAACGGTGATGTTATCGACACGTTATACCCGGCAAAATCCGGTTGTTCTTTTGCAAGTGATATAAAAACTAATCCCTGGACAACCGGAATGACATATGTTGTTGGTATCGTATCACAAGATGCGACTTGTGGTAGTTTGGCACATTACGCAATGGGTCGAGCATCATTCACCGCAATTTGTCAGTTTCTTTTATCCGATGTGGTAACAGAGCAAAACGGATTTTCAATCAATGATGCTTCAATAGAGCTTCAACGCTCACTTGTTGAACCGCTACAGTTTATAAAATCTTGTGTTCTCTTACCCGTTCCGGTGAGTGATACACACGGTCAAAGTGGTGCTAATCCGCACGTAGTTGTCTGGGGTTGGGAAACAACCGAAGGTGGCAAGGTGTTAGTTGAAAATGAAGCAATTGTTAAAACGTACACATTTGATATTCAGAAGCACCCCGACACCGCTTCACGTGGTAACTATGTCAATTCAGCACCTTATACGGCAATAACATTGACGATCCCACCGTTCGGCACATTTGATATTGACACTTCCGTAACGTGTAATGCTTCAACACTTGATGCAACCATACGAATTGACCAGATTACCGGCAAGGGAACTTTGACAATTATGTGTAATGGAATCGTTTTGAACCGAATTGAAGCACAAATTGGTATACCGATTTCAATGTCAAGTGTGACACGTGATTATCTTGGTGCGGTTTCCAATGTTGGTGGTGCTATTGGTGGAATGGTCGAAGGTGCTTTAACGGGTGGCATGGGTGGAATGATAGCCGGCGGTTTATCCGGTATCGGTAACGCTCTTCAAAGTTTGCAAGCACGTGCAAACACAATCGGAACAACCGGTTCGTATGGTTCTTTGATTGGGGATTTTAGATTAGATCATCAATTCTTCAGACCAATTGCCGATGATAATACTCATAATGGAAGACCGCTTTGTGCCGTGCGAACTTTGAATACACTTTCGGGTTATATGATTATCCAGGACGGGGACGTTGCTATTAATGGCACTTCGACCGAAGACGCCCAGGTTCGAAACTATCTTGAAACCGGTTTCTATTATGAATAGGTGGTATTATGCCTGGTAATCTTATTGCGGAAGAATTACAAGCGTGTGCGGTTCAAGCCGAATACATGAAGAATTCGGTTTATCAATGGGAATCGTACCCGACAATCCCAAAATCAAGATATAAGGGAACGTGCGTGACATATGTTGCGTGTGTTCTTCAGCGAATCAATGTTCTCGAACCGGGGGAATATATTTGGCACAATTCACGTGGCGAAGTGTACGGGACAAATAACCAAATGACAATAATGTATCCCGATAAAACTTTGTCAGAATTGAAAACACAATTGTTACCTGGTGATATAATAATGGACGGGAATAAATATGACGATGCTGGCGGTAGTCACATATTTATTCTTTCCGGACGTTGGGACGGAAATTATCCATATGTATGGGATAACCATTCAGCACAAGAACAGTTGGGTGAATATAAATACACCCGTATTCGTAATGTATTTGCGGTCGTTCGGCTAAATGCAACTTTATTTGAACCACGTTTAACAAGTGCCGGTATATTAAATAGTCCATATTGGTATTCACAGAATCCTTTTTATCTTGCCGGTTACGGTTTACCAAATTGCACTTGTTACGCCTGGGGTCGGTTTTGGGAAATATCTGATATTAATCACGATTACAGTAATCGACCAAATTTATCAACCGGTAATGCTGAAGATTGGTTCGGCTACACACAAGACGGTTACGAAAGAGGAAACGAACCACGATTAGGTGCGGTTATATGCTTTGCAGACGGACCATTTTCCGGTGACGGACACGTTGCTATTGTCGAACAGATAAATGATGACGGAACTATTGTCACTAGTAATTCGGCATATGGTGGTGAATACTTTTATACACAAACATTGTCACCGCCTTATTATTTACCGGCTAGCGGTTATGTGTTCCAGGGATTTATTTATAATCCTTATGCCGGTGTTAGTCCGAGTCCGTTTCCGGTTTTCCGTCAAAAGCCATGGTTATGGAAACGAGAATTATATAATAGAGAGGAGTATCTATTACGATGAAAACTTTCGATTATGATTTTATAAATCGATATAATTCACATATTAAACCCTCAACCGTACACACACAAGAAAATGCTACAACCTGGTATTTCAGACGTTATCTAATACAGAAAATCTTATCAGTATTTGAATTTGACGGAATACCGGAAACGTGGGACAAAGATTATTTTCTCTACGGTTTGTTTCTTGGCGGTTTCGTGGGGGTTGTTGAAACTGATAAATTCGGGGTTATTCCGCAAGCCGGTAATTTTAATTGTAGTTTAGCCGGTGTTAACGTGTTTTACCGTCCAACTTATATTGTTATTACAAATCATTTATTACGTGGTGTTTTACGTCCCCGTATTGGTATTGAATGTGAATTGATCAAAATGCAACCGGATTACGGTTCGTGTTGGGATATTGTAACATATTATGCAGATTTGCTTTCATTAGCGACCGAATCGTTAGCGGTGAACATTGTCAATTCGAAATTAGCCTATGTATTTGCGTGTGATTCGAAAAATGTAGCTGAATCATTCAAAAAAATGTTTGACCGCATCAATGACGGAAACCCCGCTGTGTTTGCAGATTCTAAATTATTTGATGAATCCGGAGAACCGCTTTGGACAACATTTCAGAATAATTTGAAACAAAATTACGTTGCCGGTGATATGTTGGACGATATGTTGAAAATTGACGCTAGATTCTGTACGGAAATCGGAATTCCTAATGTGAATATGGCTAAAGCGTCCGGAGTTACCGCCAATGAAGTTGAAGCAAACAACGTAGACACAAAATCAAAGGTTTCATTATGGCTTGAAACGATTCGTGAGGGATTGGAAAAAGTAAATGATATGTTCGATTTGAATTTATCGGTAAAATTACGTTTTGAAGGGGGTGAAAATAATGTGGTTGTCGATTCAAGGAATATATGAATTTGACCCTTCCGTGTTTGACGGTTTTGAATCACCTTCATATACTGATTCGGATAATGTTATTCATACATTAAATCGTGATGACGTTATAAATAACATTTTACTACAATGTGCAGAACTTGAAGTTGTTTATCCTTCACCACAAATGATGAAGTTTGCGATTGGTGTATGGTCAGCATCAAATCAAGATGCGTGGAATAAACTTTACGCTACACAATTAATGAAATATAATCCTTTGTGGAATGTTGACGCAAATGTAACAATTAACCGCGGTGGTGATTCGGCAAATACTGAAAAGGTTTCGGGTTATAATTCCGAAACCTGGTCGAACTCTAACAAGAATGAAACTGAATACGGTGAACAAGTGACCGAAAGAAGAACCGGAAACATCGGTGTCACAAGTTCACAAAGTTTGGTGCTATCTGAACGAGAGGTTGCAGAATTCAGTATTGTTGAATATATTACGCAATCATTTAAAGAACGCTTTTGTCTTTTAGTTTATTAGAGAGGTGAACAAATGGGTATATTTAGACAATTTCCGTATTCAAATTTTCATGAAATGAATATGGACGAAATCCTTAAAATATTGAAGACCCTTCAAGAAGAATGGGACGCTACAAAAACGGAATGGAATTCCTACAAAGAATTCATTGATAACTATTTCGAAAATCTTGATGTTTCGGAAGAAGTGTTACAAGCAATTCGCACCCTTGCATCAAGTGGTGAACTTAATGAAATTATCGACCCCGTTATAGCAAGTGAAACGGCTGAATGGTTAAGCGATCATATCACACCAACCACACCACCAATTGATGACACATTAACAATTAGTGGTGCCGGTGCGGACGCAAAAGCGACCGGTGATGCCATAAACGATTTGTTTGAAAAATTACTTTTCATAGATAATCAACCGAAACTTATATGGACGCTCGGACGGGTTATAAGTAGTTCGGGAGTGGACGGAACAAATATATATGGTGCCCATACCAATATTATTCCGGTTGACGGTGATGACATTATCATAAGAAAAACTCCGGTAACTGATAATAATGGTAACACGCTTACAATTCATATATGTCAGTATTCAAATGGTGAATTCATAAGCCGTACAAGTTTAGGACTAATTAACCCGTTAATTCTTGATGATAATACAAATTCAATAATTATAAATTTCTCACGTCCAACAAGTACTGGTATTGAAATGACACTTGAAGACATAAGAACATATTATGAAGTTCTGATATTCCGCAAAGCGTCCCTGGCATCTGACCAGGCAGATAAATTAATATCAATTAAAAAGACATCAGAGGAAATTGAAACGGAATATTCAAAATTGCTGTCAAATGTACCTTCTAATACGTTTTTGTGGACAAATTCCGCTTGGTGGTTAGACGCACCAACTAATAGATATTTCTATTTGCTTTCAATGGCAAGCATCACACCACGTGCCGTGATGACTACACAAGGAACTCAAATAGCGTTCGTTCCCGACACCGGTATAGTATTTATGCGAAGAATTCAAAGCGGTAGTTGGACGGAATGGCAATCAATAAATAGCGGTTCGGAACCAATTTATTACGCTTTTGGTGATAGCGTAACACAAGGTGCTGTATGGGACGATGACCCGAATACAAGTTATTATATTGCAAATGTCAATAATCAGATTCCAACAAGAATTGCTAACGCTATCGGTAGTAAAACATTTTATAATATGGGTATTAGCGGCGGTCGTTTTGTAAGACAAACCAATGATGATCCGGACACACCGACTATTTGTGAAGCAATTAAAACAACCAACCTTGCAAACGCTAACATTATCACCATTGGTGGCGGTCGTAACGATTCCGCTACCGCTTTGGGAAGTGCAGACACGTCAACCGCAAATGACGGTACAATATGTGGTGCAATAATAGATGTTCTTACATATTTAAGAAATAATTACCCACGTTTGCAAATAGTAATGTACGGTGTTACACCACAACCAACAAGTTCACACCACGCACCAGGAGATATTTATACAAGAGTCTTTGCCGGTGGTTGGTCGCTAAACACATTCTATGAAGAAATGGAAAAAGTTTGTGCAAACTATGGTGTACCGTTCATAAATTGGTATGAATGTCCGTTGATACTCAATTGGGGTATCTTATCCGGTGGTTATAGTAGTGGTTCTCAAAATTGGTCGCACCCTTCGGACGAACTCACATATAAACAAATGGGTAATTATCTTGGTGGCAAAGTTTCTTCAAAATACACCGGTTAGAATTGACAACATTATAATATAGTGTTATCATTAATTGACCGCCGAAAAGAAAATCAGCACTCAACCGTAATGAGTGCTAACATAACCCTCTTGTCAGTTTACGATAAGGGGGTTATTGTTTATTTATTATTAGGTATTCAC